CATTACCCACTCCGTTTAATTGGTCTTTAATAGCTTTTAATCTCAATTTCTTTTCACTCGGTGTTAATCGCTTCTTTTCGAGAGCTTCTCTCATTCGTTCGGTAGCTTTAAGCTGGGCTTCAGTTCTTGGTTTCTTTTCTTTTGTGAGTGGTTCGGACATATATATATACACAACATTTTTATTTTTGCTTAATTAAATGTAAAAAATAAATCTGCATTAATAATAATAATGCCTATCATTGATATTAAAGAGGAACTAAACCCCGATATAAAATTGACAAAACCGATTAAGGAAAAGATGGATAAATATATAAAGGATATACCCGATGGTATAAGCAGACGTAATGGAATGATTTATTTATTAGTAGGTAGTGGAGGCTCAGGTAAGACATCATTGTTATTGAGCCAGTTTAAAAAAAACGGTTCTTATCATCGTAAGTTTCACAATCTTTATTTATTTACCCCATCTATTAGTTTTAATTCAATACAAAATCACCCATTCGAAAATCACGATAAAGTATATCACGAGTTGAATCAACAAACATTGGAAGAACTCAATGATGAATTGATATCTATTAAAGAAGCTAATGATGAAGATGATGAGATTGAATACAACTGTGTTATTATAGATGACTTTGCCAGCTCACTTAAGGAAAAAGACGTTCAAAGATTATTAAACAAAATGTTGATTAAAGCCCGACATTTAAATACCTGTTTTATATTTTGCTTACAATCGTTTTTATACATGCCTAAAATGTTAAGAAAACAAACGACCTATGCCACTATTTTTAAACCCAAAAATAGTGAAGAGTTTTTAACAATCAATAAAGAGTTATTACAAATGAAAGAAGATGATGCCAAGAAACTATTTGATTATGCTTTTAAGGAAGAGTATTCACATTTAGATATTGATACGATTGAAAATAAAATGTATAGAAATTTTAATCCATTAACACTTATAAAAAATAACACTATATAATAAGATATAATGCAAAATGATAGCGTTCAAATATATTTAAATTCACGATATGCAACCCAAACAATAGATAATAATACGGCAAACTGTGTATATTTTTTACCAGTAATTGAAATTGAAGACGGCCACCATATCTATTTAACATTAGTATCGGCTCAGATTCCATATTCATTTTATAGTATAACAGCAGTTGATAATACTTTTGAGTTTGGACTTGTAGGAGACCCACCTACCATTTATAATGTTCCAGCTGGTAATTATACTATAACGCAAGTAATAGACCTTTTAAAATCCGCAATGGGAGCTAACTATAATATAACGTATAGTACAACAACATCCAAATTACTTTTTACACATACTACAACAAATTTTACGATATACGCAAATACATTTAACCATGCGATAGGATTTTCAAAATCCACAAATACAACATCTCAAGGAAATATCTTATATGCTCGCGATGTTTGTAATCTGAATCAAATAAGAGCTTTAAATATTGAGTGTAATTATCCTACTGGTAATATAAATGTAGCCCAAAGTAATAATTTAAATATTTTAGCCACAATCCCCGTTTATGTTGCTCCATTTAGTATTATCAATTATCAGAATCCAAACGGCTTTAAGACGAATTTATACATTAATAAATTAGACCAAATACAAATAAGAATAATTGATAATGATGGCCGATTGATAGATTTAAATGGTATAAATTACCAAATGCTTCTTCAATTAGATTGTGTTAAATTTACAGAGTAGGGAACCACCCCTCCTTTTTTAATTCTTTTTTTATAATTACAAAAAACTAATTATTTTTTTTATTTGTTATTAATATAAATGATAGGATACAAGATGCCTTTAGGAAAAGCTATGATGGGTTATAAAATGCCATTAGGTAAAAATAGAATGGGAAGTAAAATGCCATTAATGTTAAACCCAGTTGTTAAGAAAATGGCTGATGCTGTAGTTAAAAAAACAGCTGGACTTGAAAAGATAAGAAAATAATTTTTTGTAGTTCTTTTTTTTAAAAAGAACAAAAGATAAGAAAATAAATTCTTTTAATTCTTTTATAATTCTTTTAATTCTTTTATAATTCTTTTTTAAAAAGAATAAATAATATATTTTTTATATTATTTTTTATATTATTTTTTTATTTGTTATTATTATAAATGATCCCGTCTAATTTACGCTATCAATCAAAGGTTGAGTCTGTTTCTGGAAGGCGCATGAATACTTTAATCCAGCCACAGGGAGGTTCCGGAACCTACAATGCCGGTGATACTATTATTATAAATATTCCCACAAGAAATAATACTGCTTTAATCCCATCAGAATCTTATTTAAGAGGTAATTTTAATTTAATCTCAGCAACCACCGCTCCTACTAGTTCAGCTTTAGAATCTTGCGGTTGGCATAATTTCATCCAAAGGTGCAGAGTTTTCCACGGCTCAAATCTCCTTAACAAAAAATTTATCAAATTTTACAGGGAGAAAAAGTGTATCCAAAAGATATGCTAGTCCTATTTAGGGCAACACATCCAAATTGCGGGAAACCCCTCAAGGTATGAAATACTAAACCATATAAGAAATTATGTGGTGGCTTATGCTAACAACATAAGGTACAGTAAAAAGTTTCATATTATAGGGCAATCCGCATCCAGTCTTCTAAGTCCGTTATGATAGGATATGAAGGCGGTTCAACGACTAAATGCCTGTGGGCGTCAAATGAAGGTCTAATCAACCCGATGATGCTTAAGATATAGTCTAGTCCCACCCGAGAGGGTGCATACCCCATTTAAAAAGGTATGACGCTTAATAAGAGGAAATGCTTATTAGTTATAGCGTGGTATTATCGTGAAGATATTGATAATTACGGTCAATTGGCCAAGGTTTTATACGATTACCAAGTCCCTGAAGACGCGGTTAAAGGTCGTTATTCAATTACATCGGGAACTAATCCTGATTTTTCCGCTGTTGGTGTAGCTGTCGATGCTTTAGTAAATACTCGCTCAGTAAATAGAGGTAGAGCTTTTACTACTGCTGAATTCCCTATTGGTACAACTTCTTACCCTTTTGCCATTAATTTGGTTTCATTGATGGGTTCATTGTGTGGCGAAAAATATTTCCCGCTTTGGGAATGTACTGGAGCCCCAATAAGAATAGAACTCGTTTTACAATCATCATTAATTAGATGTATGATGGTTCAAGGTGGAGCAAATCTTAATTTTACCGCGACAGGCATTAATTATGCTGGAGAATTCTTGGAGCTTCCCGATAGTGCTATTTCCGCTATAAAAGCCGGTAGTTCAAATCCCCTTCAAATGGTTCTTCCTTCTTGGAGAACTTATACCAACTCTGCTTCTCTTGCTAACGGCGTGCAAACTCAAGTCAGTTTTCCAATTCCCAGCAAATTTTCTTCCCTTAAGAATATTTTGGTAGTCACTAGACAAACTGCAGGTTTGGCAGCCCAATACCCCTCTTCTCATTGTGCTTTCGGTGTAGGTTCTGCCAATAGTATCGGGTATCAATTTAGGGTGGGGAATGAAATAATTCCTAGTACGGCTCCTACAACATTCCCCGAAATTTATAGTGAAGCCCTTAAATGTTTTGGTTCAATTGCTGATTTACAAAATCAACCTTCAATTGATAACACCGCTTTTACTCTCAATGCTCCCAATACTATTGCGGGATTAGAACAAGCATCTACTAGAGACTCAGGTTCATTCACAATCGGTATTGATATGGAAATCTTTCAAAATGTTGATAAAGCTTCCATATTCTCCGGAACTAATACCAACACATCTGATATTTTTAGTATTATCAATTATTTCCAAAATACTGGCGGTGCTATTACTGTCTTACAAACTGCCATGGCTTCATTTGACCAAGTTTTGGTCTTTGAAAATGGCGTTTGTTATGCTAGATTCTAAGCAGTGAAACCCATCCTCTTAAGAAAAAAATATAATCTTTTTAAAAATATTTATAATAAAATCTATGTTTATTATAAATGGATGTAGAAATTGCTAAATTGTGGCTCAATACGGGATCTTTAACAACAACCCCATCACAAACAGGAGTAAGAAGTGCTGATAATATGACGGTGACTTTTAACTTTGATTTACGCGTTGTTTTAGGTGAAACACTGTGGAGCAAATACAAGTATTTCAAAATGTATATTAATGATACATATGGAGCAACAGGACTTCTTGGTATGGCAACACTGTTTCAAAATGGTTTAAATCTGATTCAGGCGTCGTATCAGGGAAAACCATCTGGATTTCAAACGGCGATTGATGAATTAAACTTATCAACACCTACCTCCTTGCCTAATCAATTTAACCGATCCGCAAATCAGCGAACATTTGTAATGATAAAACCAGATGACCAAAATGTCGAATTGACACTTCAGTATGTAGATGAAACAGGAGGAATAGCAACAATGGTTCAGCGTATATTCTTTTTGGCATTTGTCCCAATAGATGATACAAAGATTTATAGAAGTCCATTTACAATGCTATATCAAAACGAGCAGGTCAATTTCATATTAAGCACTAAGATTTTGATAGCAGGTGGGACGAATGAATATGGAACAATGTCAGCAGGTAGGGCAACTGCTACTTTTACAAATATCAATATGCAAGATATTTTAGGCAGTTTGTGGGATAAATATACGAAGTTCAATTTGATTGTTAATAGTATCGGTATTTCGGCAAATACAACTCCCTCAACAGCTTCAACCCGTCGTATGTGGTGGAATATAAATGGTTTAGATTTTATCAATACATTACGAGTGACAACTGGATATACACAAGGAGAGGCATTTTCACCGCAATTTTTTTATCAAACATCAAATCAAGCAGATGCCGAATATTGTGAAGCACCAATGTCGATCACAACCTTTCGTAAAGGTAAAATAAATGTAGATTTAACATTTAGTGCTTGGAATTCAAATAATGGAGGCGAGACATCTCAAGTGACAATTGGGTTGCCAACTTTTTCATTTTCAGTGATTGGAGTTAAGGAATAAAAAATATCTATTATATAATATATAAATGCTATCAGATAGTGCTTCATTAATATTATCTACTAAATCAACAATTAACCCTTGTACTATTAACGCGCAAAAGACGGCATTCACATTTAACAATATTGATATGAAAAATGTTATGGGTGAAATGTGGGACAAATACGACCAGTTCGCATTGAAGTTGGTATCCTTTTCAACAGATGGGGCTATTACATTAACCAACTCAGTATTTGGTCTTATAGCATATAATTTGCGAGGTTTAGAATGGTCTAATGTTATATATGAAACTACGGGGTCAAATATGAATAAAGAATGGGTGCCTGTTGCTTATACGAATATTGGACCAGCAGTTCCAAACACAAATCCATTAATAATAAATACGGGTTGGTCTTTCAATTTCAAAAAAGGCAATAGAATGGTTAATTTTGAGTTTGCTTTATCTCAAACAGAATATACTAATGCGAGTCAATTTGGTGTCTTTGTTGCTGGAAACAATTACAACAATGTTGAGTTTCATTTTCTATTTGAACCTGTTATTGCTGGAAAAATGAATGAGTGTGCCTTCTTTGGTTTCAGTGCTAATCTATTTGCGAATATAAAGCGTATTCAAAGTGATAATGGAAAAACATATTCATATCCTGATTTCAATATGAAAAATCTTTGTTCATTGTTTTGGGATAAACACGACGATTTTGAAATCCAGTTGGCGATGATATCCGCACGTGGAACTGGAACAAATGCAGGCGACCTTCGCATTACCCCCGTTCAGATGAGTGGGCCTAATTTTATAAATAATGGAACAAAACAAAGTAATAATATAAATCAACTCAATTTATCAACAGAGAACGCATTGATTGGAACGGTAATAAATCCTATCAATGGGACACAATATACGGTTGATTTGGCATATCCAGTTGCCCCAGTCCAGTTCAAAAAAGATGGGGATAATGTTCCACTTACCATTGCGTTTCGTAATAGTGAAAATACAGGACCTGTAGCATCTGGAACTTGGGGACCAAGTTGGCAATTATCATTTTTTGTGAAACCCATATACGATGTGGAAAAAGCAACACTCAATATTAACCCATGGGGACTTACAACCACCGAAAGCAACTTGGGAATTCGTGATACAAACTATACTACATTTACACTAAAAAATATTAATATGCGTCAAGTTTGTCAATCTTTTTGGGATAAATACGACCGCTTCAATATATTTTTGACACAGACAACTTGGCATGTAGGAGTTGGTAATGCGACCAATTCAGCATTCATAATCCAAATGGAAGGTTTTGATTTTATAAATCAATTGTCTTTAACTGCATCAAATAGGCAAAATCAAGTGGCAACCTTAGGTTCGTTTTATGGGTCGCCAACTCCATCAACAGATGTAAGGACTTCGGGGACAATGTCATCAGTCCCAACCACTTTTTATAAAACCAAAGATATTGTAGATTTAACACTGACTGCGATTCCACTTGGAACAACGGCATTCTCATCACAAACCCCACTTACTGGTAATTTCACATTTACAATCGTCGGAGTTCGCGATTGAAAAATATAAAAAGATTATTTTTATTCATTAATTTTAATATAATTTTTAGCTTGGTTTATACTACTTCCCATGGCTTCCATTTCATCACCCATAACTTCATTCGCCATCATTAATTCTTTGTACTTACTAGATAAATAAAAGTGTCTCAAACTATTAACTCCCTTTTTGGATTTAAATAATGAGTTCAACCTTTGGTTAAGGGTGACATTAGTAAGTGGCTTAAACACTGATGAAAACAAAAGATTATCAATCTCAGCTGGGATAATTGAAATCCACTTAACCAAAATTTTACGAAGACTCATCGGGATATCTAATGTTTGTTGCCCCTTTAATTCTACACCCATTTTTTGAGCTGTTTTGAATTTATTAAAAACAAAACGATTCTTTTTAAAATCGATGTAGTTATCATCCTCTGTATAGTTTCTAAACTTCATTGCTACATAGTCCAAAGCTCGGCGTGGCACAACGTGATTGTAATATAAACTTATTATAATATAGTTTTGAATTTCCATCAAATCAGATATTTTTAAATTCTTCTTTTTATATAATAGTTCTGCAGTGTGTTTTGCTTTTTCAACTATTTCATCAATCTCTTCTTTTGAAATTGCTGACTCCATTAATTTATCAGTCATCTTTGATTTATTTGTTTCATCTCCATATTCTTTAATATCAACTAACATTTGTTTTTTGTATTCTTCAGAATCAGGATGAACTGAAATAAGAGATGCCAAATAAGTCTTACGAGTTCCATAGGGTTTTTTCATCAAAAACTCCATAACTTTTTTATCATCTTTTAAATCATCAATATCAACTTTGTCTTTATCATTGAAAACATTTTTATAAATACTCTTCAATAAACTATTGTAAGTTTTAATTGAGCCTTCACTCATTGTGGGTTTATTCTTTTTAATATCTTTTGAGAAATCCATTTATATATATTATATAAATATATTTTATTATTTTAAATATTAACAAATTAATTATAATCCATTTATATTAATATCAATATTTTCTTAACAAAACTTTTAACTATTATTCC